TCGTAAAGTCTTAGACACTATCTTTGATGCAGCACTCAACGATGAACATAAGAATCAAGCAGCAGCGTGGAAGCTTGTCATGGATAGAGTGTTACCTGTTGCAGCCTTTGAGAAGGATGTTGTCAAATCAGGCGGTAAGAACTCCATAAGCATTAACATCACTGGTGTTGGAGCTACTACGATCTCCAGCGAACAAGCAGAAGAAGATTACATTGAAGGAGAGTACGTTGACGCTTAGTACCTCGCAAAGAGTATACAAGTACTTTACACTTGATGAATTTGATTGTAAAGAAACTGGTGAGAACAAGATGTCTCATAACTTCCTCATCATGCTTGATCGTCTCCGTGAGGAATGTGACTTTCCCTTTGTCATCACAAGTGGCTTCAGAAGCCCTCAGCACTCCGTAGAGAAAGATAAACTAACTAAGGGTAGGCATACACAGGGTATAGCTGCTGACATCGCTGTAAGCAACGGATACCAGCGTTATACGATTGTTGAGAAAGCTATAGAGCTAGGCTTTAAAGGTATTGGTGTAGCTGATAGTTTTGTTCATGTTGACCTACGCAATACTGACACCCCTGTTATGTGGACATACTGATGGAAACAACACTAGGCTCTAAAGGATACCTACCACAAGCAGCAGATAACAACACCTACGTTACTGTCCTGACAGTTCCTTCTGGTTATCACTGTAAGGTTAATTACTTTCTTTGTGCAGCAGGTGGTGCTGTTACTGTTGATGCTCGTTGGTCTGACGGTAATGACTACAGATTTTTAAAAGGTAAGAACCTTAACGCTGGTGACCTTGTAGAGTTTGGTGCTAGTGAGAACCAGTACCTTATCATGACTGACGGTGAAACTATTGACATTCAGTGTTCCTCTACCAACGCTACTTTTATCATATCATACGAACTATACCTCGCACCTACGAGTAATATCGTACTGTGAGTGATTTAAACATTTCTTTGTTACCGTGGCAGCAGGAAGTCTGGGAAGACGACACCAGATTTAAGATTGTTGCTGCGGGACGAAGAACTGGGAAGTCTCGCTTAGCTGCGTGGCTTCTAATTGTAAATGCCCTACAGACAGACCGAGGGCAAGTGTTTTACGTTGCGCCAACACAAGGACAAGCCAGAGACATCATGTGGCAGACTTTGTTGGAGTTAGGACATCCTGTCATAGCTGGATCGCACATAAACAACCTACAGATCAAACTAATTAATGGAGCGACTATATCATTAAAAGGGGGAGACAGACCAGAAACTATGCGTGGTGTGTCTCTTAAATACTTAGTGTTGGATGAATATGCTGACATCAAACCAGACGTATGGGAACAAATACTCCGACCAGCTCTAGCTGACCAAAAAGGTTCTGCATTGTTCATTGGTACTCCTATGGGGCGTAACCATTTCTATGAACTATACAAATATGGAGAACTATCAGAAGATGACACTTACAGGAGTTGGCACTTTACGTCTTACGACAACCCCCTACTTGACCCAGAGGAAATCAATGTTGCCAAAAAGTCAATGTCGAGTTATGCGTTCCGTCAAGAGTTTATGGCTTCGTTTGAAGCGAAAGGCTCGGAGATGTTTAAGGAAGAGTGGGTTGTTGTAGGTGAAGACAACAAAGCGGAGGGTGACTACTATGTCGCTATTGACCTCGCAGGTTTTGAAGATGTTAGCAAGAAGCGTTCAAAAAACTCAAGACTTGACAACACAGCTATGGCAGTGGTTAAAGTCAATGAAGAAGGTTGGTTTGTTGAAAACATTGTTTATGGTCGCTGGACACTTGAAGAAACAGCTAGAAAGATTTTTGAAGTGGTTAGAGACTACAAACCAATTAGTGTGGGAATTGAAAGAGGAATTGCTAAGCAAGCGGTAATGTCTCCTCTAACGGACATGATGAAGCGTAAGGGCTACTTCTTTCGTGTTGAAGAGCTTACCCACGGTAATAAGAAAAAGACTGATAGGATCATGTGGGCTTTACAAGGCAGGTTTGAACACGGTCTTATCACATTAAACAAAGGAGAATGGAACAGCCGCTTCCTAGATGAGCTATTCCAATTCCCTGACCCTCTAACACACGATGACTTAGTGGACGCTCTTGCCTACGTAGACCAGCTAGCTAAAGTAGCTTATGCAGGTAACTGGGAAGAGTATGACGATTATGAAGAACTTGACTCTGTAGCAGGATACTAATATGGAATACTACGAAGGTATGGAAGACGAACCCATGATCATCGAGGAGTCTCTCGAAGATTGGGTAATGAACAACTGCAACAAGTGGCGAGATCACTTTGAAGCAAACTACAGCGAAAAGTTCGATGAGTACTACAGACTGTGGCGTGGTATCTGGGCTAATGAGGACAAGACACGCGAGAGTGAACGGTCTCGTATTATCTCTCCTGCTTTGCAACAGGCTGTCGAGTCTTCAGTAGCAGAACTGGAAGAAGCTACTTTTGGTCGTGGTAAGTGGTTTGACATCTCTGATGATCGTAACGATCCTGACGCTAGCGACATTGCTTATCTACGCAACCAGCTGCACGAAGACTTTGCTAAGACTAAGATTCGTAAGGCTGTAGCGGAGTGTTTGATTAACTCAGCTGTGTTTGGTACGGGTGTTGCTGAGATTGTTATTTCTGAAGAAAAGGAAATGTCTCCTGCAACGCAACCTATCATGGACGGAGACCTTACTGCTGTAGGTGTCAACATCCGTGATCGTGTTGTTGTTAAGCTACGTCCTGTAATGCCTCAGAACTTCCTGATTGATCCTGTAGCAACATCGGTGGAAGATGCACTAGGTGTAGCTGTTGATGAGTTTGTGTCTCGTCATATTGTAGAACAACTACAGGAACAGGGTGTTTATAAGAAAGGTTATCTAGGCAACGCTTCAGAAGACTTTGACATTGAGCCAGATCAAGACTTAACACTCTATCAAGACGATAAGATTCGCTTGACTAAGTATTATGGTCTAGTTCCTCGGCACTTGCTTGAGGAGTCTGACGAGTACGAGAAGCTCAGCGAAGACGAAGAGGATACAAAGTCTTACTACGTAGAAGCTGTTGTTGTTATTGCTAACGAAGGAAGACTACTAAAAGCTGAAGAATCACCCTACATGATGCAGGATCGTCCTGTCGTGGCGTTCCCTTGGGATGTAGTGCCTTCACGTTTCTGGGGTCGTGGTGTCTGTGAGAAAGGATACAACAGCCAGAAAGCACTTGATGCAGAGCTACGCGCTCGTATTGACGCTCTGGCGCTTACAGTGCATCCTATGATGGCAATGGACGCTACACGTATACCTCGTGGTACTAAACCAGAAATCAGAGCAGGGAAGTTAATACTAACCAATGGCGATCCTAAAGAAATTCTTAATCCGTTTAACTTTGGTAATGTGTCTCAGATTACCTTTACACAAGCTCAAGCACTGCAAACAATGGTGCAGCAAGCAACTGGCGCGGTTGATTCAGCTGGTTTGGCTGGAAACATTAATGGAGAGGCTACTGCTGCTGGTATCTCTATGTCTCTTGGCGCTCTCATTAAAAGGCATAAGCGAACTCTGATCAACTTCCAAGAGTCTTTCTTGTTGCCTTTTGTTAAAAAAGCAGCTTATAGGTATATGCAGTTTGAGCCTGAACTGTATCCTGTCAAGGACTACAAGTTTAACGCTACCAGCTCTCTAGGCATCATTGCTCGTGAGTACGAAGTTACACAGCTTGTACAGCTGCTACAAACTATGCAGCAAGACAGTCCGTTGTATCCTGTGTTGATTCAATCAATCATTGACAACATGAACCTGTCTAACCGTGAAGAACTTATTGCTGCTATGCAACAAGCATCACAACCTAACCCTGAAGCTCAGCAGATGCAGCAAGCTCAAGCACAAGCTCAGATGGCCTTCCAAGAGGCTCAGACAGCCGCTCTGCAGTCGCAAGCACAAGAGTCTATGGCTAGGGCGCAGAAGTACGCTATCGAGGCTCAGATGCTTCCTCAGGAGCTTGAGATTGATAAACTGAAAGCTATTACTACTAACATTAGACAAGGCGAGGAAGACGACAGAGAGTTTGAACGTAGACTTAAAGTCGCTGATCGTATACTTAAAGAAAAAGAAATAGACTTGAGAAACCGAGGAGGTCAAGCAAATGGTAGTGTCACAAGCCCAGCTCAACAAAGCACTGGAGGAGATCAACAGCAGTTACAGCAAGCTCTTGGAGCGGCTATGCAAGGTGGAGGAGCTGCTTAATGAAAAAGAAAGACCCAAGGCTGGAGCGAGCAGGAGTAAGCGGGTACAACAAACCAAAGAGAACTCCGAGCCATCCTAAGAAGTCTCACGTAGTTGTTGCCAAGGAAGGTGACAAGGTTAAGACCATCAGGTTTGGACAGCAAGGCGTTAGTGGTGATAAGAAACCCACAGCCAGACAAAAGTCTTTTAAGGCTCGCCACGCTTCCAACATTGCTAAGGGCAAGATGTCTGCAGCATACTGGGCTGACAAGGTGAAATGGTAATGTCTAAACGAGGTTTATACGCAAACATCCACGCTAAGCGTAAGCGTATTAAAGAGGGTTCTGGAGAGAAGATGCGTAAGGTAGGTAGCAAAGGCGCACCGACTTCAAAGAACTTTAAACAAGCGGCTAAAACAGCCAAGAAAAGGAGGTGATCCAGATGCCATACGGTAAAGGTACATACGGTAACAAAGTAGGTAGACCACCTAAGAAAACTAAGTCAGGTATGAAAAAGAAAGGAAGTAAAAAATAACTAAAAATTAACTTGACATTTACTTAAAAGTATGATATAATATACTCATTATATACCACATAAGAACTGTCCCGTCAATAGGAGAAACAGTGAAAATTACAGACTATGAGTTAAAAGTTAAGAATGGTATTGATACAGCTTTTGAGTATCACGGTTTTAAAGGAAGTAAAAACGAAAAAGCATTAGTGCTTTACTCTGGTGGGATGGATAGTGTATCTCTTGCGTGGAATCTTTTAGAACACACACAACAAGATGTACATATACACGCTATTCATCTTCACAACAGAGAAAACAGAATTAATGCTGAAGCTGTAGCTATCAAAGATAGCATTGAATTTATGCAGCAAAACCAAAGAGAGTTTACGTTTAGTTCGTCTACTTACTCTTGGTTGACTGACTACGCTGGTGGTAAAGATATGACTCTTGCGCTTTTTCAAGCTGCTAGAGTTATGGCTGGTACAGGTCAGTTGTTTAATGTTGTCTACACAGGCGACTACAACATGACCAAAGAGGAAACTGCTGAAGCATACGGTGTGTTTAATGCAGCTTGTATTAACAGACGTATGAAGCCTATATGGGCGACTCCTCTGGACTACATGACTAAAATCTCTGTAGATAGAAGTCTAGGTGTTTACCTAAGTATGCCAGAAGAGTTAAGAGAATTGTACTGGTCTTGTCGTAAGCCACTACAGTCTCCAGCAGGGTTTATTACGTGTGGTACTTGTCACGCGTGTGAACGACAACACAGAATGTTTGAAAAACTAGATACGCTGTCCGAATAGGAGAAACAGCATGACACCAGAAACAGAAAAGTATTTTCGAGACTTGAATGATTTGTTTAGATCAGAAGGTTGGAAAATACTACTAGAAGATATGCAAACATCAGTTGTTGGTATAAATTCTATAGAGCAAACAAAAGACGAGCAAGACCTTTACTTTCGCAAAGGACAACTTGCAGTTATGAACAACATCC